CCCGCTGCCGCTGGTACTTTTTCCAGCAACCGTGGTGATCACATTTTGAATGGCGGCCCCGGCCGGTAAATCTGGCACATCTACAGTGTATAAATCCAATTGATCGAGCGACCCCTGTAAAAACGTTTCTTCACCGGATTCACGAACCTGCCGGTAATTTGCGCCAAGATCGATCCCACCCCGTGATAATTGGGTCGTTGTCCCAGCTCCAACTACTCGTACCGGCTGCAATCGCGCCAATCCAGGATAGGAATTATTGGTTGTTCCAGATGAGTCATTGATGCAAACATCGTCCCAGTAGGTAATCGTTGTTCCAGTATTATGCAAAGCATGGAATTTTATGCCGTCACAATATTCCTGGCTATCGGTTGTGTCTCCCGTGAAATCAATTACGATTGCATCATTTACTTTTACTACGAATCTACCGCCTGTATTTAATGGTTTAAACCACACTTGCAAATGCACAAAAGCATTTAATGGATTAAAAACTTCTGATGCCGACGAGGCAAGTAATGTGCCTCCCCGATAAATTTGTAAAATGTTGTTAGTTCTCCACCTCAAGGTGGCCACAGAAGAAAAGGGAGTGCCCTCAAGACCAACCCCGAACGTTATCATTATCCAATTGTCGATAGGAACTGTGTTTGTTCTTATTGCAGATCCTAAGAAAATCTCAGTTGGTTCGTGATTCCATGCAAGAGAAATAGCATAATTATTTGGAGAGGCACCGCGCATTTCCAATGATTTAGTGCCAGTTCGTGCAAACGATTGTTCAGCAATAAGCGTAGCAATTGGCACGTCTTGAGTGAATGCCAACAATTCATCATCATTTTCAAACCCAAAACTAAATAATCTGGTCATTTTGATCTCCTATGCACACACAACCGTAAGAGTTAAATCAGAACCCGCAACTCCACTGCCAATCTGATCAACGTCTGCGGTCAAATAACTGCCATTTGCCCATGTAGCCACATCGATTGTCGTGGTTTCTCCTGTATTCGCACCAGCTACAACAGTTGGCCTGTTTGACTGGGTAGTAAATATCGTAACCCCATCCTTATGGACATCAAAAATTGCTGACGCCCCAGTAGGAGCCGAATTCAAAGTTGCATGAACTTTAGAAATTGTTAAACCTGCCCCAGTAAGATTATATATCCGACTAACTCCTGATCCTACTACCAACGCACCTTCGTGCTTGAAAAGCGCCATGCGTGTTCCACCACTGCCACCTGGAGGTGAAGCAAAACTTCCGTCCGCCCGCAAAAAATCAGTCGTACCACCTGGATATTTCTGCATCAAGCCATGTTTGGTTGTAGAAGCGTTCAAGTCAGTGTTATCATCTGGCGCGCCAAGATCATCTAGTTTGATTCCACCAGGAGTCACTGCCGCAGATAGAGCTTGCCCGGTCAACGTTAGATTAACTGTAGTTGTGTCTGATACGGTTACTGGATCGTGAACATTAATTCCCGCGCCTGCTAATGATCTGTTTTCCCACTGGGGCTCATCTGGAAGAGTGTAAACTTCAACCTCGTTTACCCTACAGTTTGCATCAGCACGGATAAACACGATCTTGTAATAGCGATAACCCACTCGCGGCTCTGAAGGTACCAGGGTGTAGATTCCTTCGCCCAAGCCGGTCTGGCTTACAATCAGTGTTTCCTCTCCGCCAAAAGAACCCGTATTAGAACCATAGAGGTGGACTTCAGTAGGATGATCCGCCCACATCCAGTCACCAGCATTGGCTGTGACTACTACTTTGGATATGAAATATTTTTTATCTGGAAAAGCAAACAATTCATAGTGCGGGCCAGGAGAGTTAGAAAGCCACTGAGCGGTTTTGTCGCCATCCCAAAGGCTGCCGGAATCTCCGGTTCCAGACGTTGTCAGCAGAGATGAGGCATATAGTGATTCTGTTCCGCCGACCGCTTCTGTCCAATCGGTAAGCTGGAGAATATCACCTGTCATTTCCCCGCTTTCAACAACGTTTGTCAAATCCTCCACAGCGTGAGTTTGATGATCACCGGACGCAGCCTGAGTAGCTTCCGTTCCAAGCGTGTGATGAATGCCAAGTGCAATGTCTATATCATTTGCGTGCAATCCCGGATTTTCCTCAGCGTCCCATGCGCTCCGATCACCACGCATAGCGCTGACCTGACCGATACATTTTAATGGGTCAAATTGGCAGGCGTACATCAGTGCGCTGCTGGTATCGACATAGATGTCCATAGCCGTGCCGAAGATTTTACACCAGCGGAAGCGACCAACGCCGCGCGCTGTAGTTGTAGCTATAAGTTTAAACCACCCCAATTTTAGATTACTGCCAACAAGAGGAAAAACCTCATTGTAGAAACGGATGTATCTGGCACTTACATCAATGGGATTATGCCAAGCACCTTGGCTGATATCGTCTGCCGAGTGCTCCTCACGCCATAATGTATCACGCTCTGGAGGCCAGATGTCCTTCATGTCCACCCACGTAGTTCCATCAAGGCTTCCAACTACCTGAATCCAGCCTCCCCACTGCCAGTAAACCTCCATATTATGAATATTATAAACTTCGCCAAGATCGTAGGTTATCCAACCTTTGCCACCGCCACCTGACGCGTGGGTAAGTTCTGCACAATTTCCGGAGCCACCCTGTACCTGCAAAGGTTTTTCTGGCGTGGTTATAGTACCAGTACTTGGCGGTACAAATCCGTAATTATATACCGATGGACTTGTTGACAATTGCCATGAATTATAGGTTTGTTCAGTCCCAGCAAGACCCTCGATTTTGACACCGTAGCCGTCAGTCGCCGTAGACAAAAACTCGTTATAGTTCCCCTCAACGTTCCCACCGGTGATATGCAGCGCAATGGCTGGCGAACCATCTGTTACGATTATGGTCGTATTATAAATATACGCAGTGCCCGACGCCGGCCCCTCCACGCCTACAACGGTTCCAGCCCCGCTGCGTGTTACTGTCAAATTTGCCAAGACACTTTCATCAGATAATTGCAACGAGCCGGTTAGAACGCACTTAGAACGATCAATTCCAACTACTGCCACGCCCACCGGAACGATAATACCTCCCTCGAAAATACCAGGGCATAACATTACCGCATCACCAGAGACTGTCCCAGCCAGTGCACCTACTAAGTTATTTTTTTGATACTCAGTAGCTGGGCTTCCATCCGCATGAGCTACCAAAATTGAATCTAATCCAACACCAATGGTTAAGCCTATCAGGTCAATGCCCGGACCTTCTAATGGGATTAATCCTTCCCCACCGCCACCATTGGTGCCGCCACCAGACATTTCGCTGATATATACTTCAGCCACTCCGGTCAGAATTAGGGGTAGATTCCCATTAGTGGATTGGAGTACATCACGGGTCAAGATCGGCCCGGATATGTTGTACTTACCACGCCCAAGTTCTAGCGCCTGCCCATCGACAATTGCATAAGAGATTGTATCCCCATCCTTTACACCAACTTGGGCGAATGTTAAATGACCACTTACCGCTTCAGCCAGTGTTATTACTCCACTGCCAGTGGTTAATGTTGTCATTCGGGCAAGATTATAAAGCTTCGCCATTAATTGAACCCATATAAACTAAAAATACTGCCAGCACGGGGGAAATAACCTCCCATGTCTCCGGTAAGACGGGTGATCGGTTCGGCATTTACACGGTATGAGGTGGCCAAGGACATGCCCGCCGCATAAGAACCCATATACATCGCCAGTAGAATGCTGGATTTGTAGAAAGTTGTTCCTGCGTAATCTGGAAAAATAACAAGACCAGAGCCTGGTGGCAAATTTCCAGCGTTTTGAGCTGGCAATATTCCACAAAACAAACCATCATCACGCGGGTTAGTGATACCAAAATTCCAATAGCTACCCGTGCTCCGAATTTCACTTACGCTTGTGTTGTAATTAACCCCCACGTCATTGTTTACAAAAAATGAAAGTCCATCCCATCCAGCGCTTGTCCTGGAAGATACACCGGTATAAATCATGATCAAATGCCGGAAGGTCTGCGGAATACTTGTCCAATCTGGTAGATTTACACCATCACCCACAAATTCAAAAAGTTTCTGAAATAACAATCCAGAAGCCAATTTTGCCAATGTAATGAAGCCATCTGCCATTTTCAATCGGCCAGCAACATCTGCACTCAGTATTCCATCAACCAGCTTTAATGTGGTAACCTGCGCCTCCGCCGTTTCCTGGGCGACCCGCACCCCCTCTTCTAGTTTGTTTAGATTGGTGGAATTCAGGGGAGTTCCAGGCGTGATGATGGTCACCGGATCAATGGTAGCAGAAGCGGCAATAATGCCGCTGGTATCATCGACAATCTCGTACTTGACCGGCGTTGTTTGGGGTACTTCGTTTTCCCAGTTGGTCTTGTTGTAGGGCATATTAAAATTCTCCTATCCTCTAAATCGATTCTGCCAGAAACGCGGCTGCCCAACCGCTGCCACGCCGCAGTAAACCTTGTAGTTGGCAGTATTGGGCAGCAAGGTATAGATCAAATTCAGGTTCCGTTCCCAGTCATTTACATCCACATAATTGGGGGCAACGGTTCCGTTCCCTGCCTGGTAATCCTGCTTTAGATCCACCAATCCCACCGCCATAGGTAAACTGGCACCCACCCGTACCAGTTCAATATTGACTATCAAAGCATTAATTGAACTTGCCGCAGGATGTAGACTCGTTGTCGGAGCAGTCAACGTGACAGTAGAAACATTTAGCCCCAATATACTGAGTATTGAAGCTTTCACCTCAGCAGTATTATCGTTAATCCGGGTCCAATCCACCACATTGAAAAACCCTTTGGCAGTACGGTTATTAATATCTGTAATGGCTCGATCAAATACTGGATTAACCCAGGGCATGATCTACCCCCGTTAATTCAAGTTTAGAAACAAAGCCCGCGGCAAGGTCAGATTCCATCACTTCAACCACGGCGCGCAGTTGCCGGTTATATAGTGTGTCAATGACAACCGTTTCCCCGGGCACCACCATGGGAGCAAACATTTTCAGCTTCTGCATATATCGCTGTTGGTGATAGTCATAAACACGGCCAGCCACTTCTGCGACATTTCCATTATGAACGAGTGTCGCTTCTTCGATATTAAGCACATTCGGGCGGACGCTAATATTCAGATTGGATGTTTCAATCGTATAAACCGCCTGGGTATCAACATATTTAAGCCCGGTTAATGCCACTGTTCCAGCAGCCGCGACACTCAGTATTGCATAGTTGACCCCGCTTTCGATAATTGTTGCACCCGAAGCTGATAGTGCATGCATGGGTTCGCTGAATGTAATTTCATGGGTACCAACCTCATAAATCCCAGATGCAATTACCTGGCTTTCTCCACCCGGCACGTAGTTATGAGCAATCATTTGCACCTTGGTTACAATGGGCCTCAAAGTGAGGGATTGCTCCATACCTTTTTGTGCTTTGGTAATAGCCGTTCCCGTTGTTTCGTTGGCTGCGATAACTGACCGGTATATCTGTATAGCTCCAGAGCGGGTGCAATGAATAGATGCACCTACTGCAAAACCAATCTGCTGCAAGGCCTCCCGATAAGTCCCTTGGGGCAACCAGCCTTTTACCTTCGTTCCAACCAGGGTATTGTCAAGTTCGTATGGGACAAACACAGCGCCAAGAATTTCCTCGAGTAGTGTTTCCAGGTTGATCCCAGTACCTAGCCACATTCCACCCTTATACGTCATTCCATCCAGCACGCCTAAAATATCGGACGCAAAAAACTGATAGGTTGTATCCGTTAAGTTGTTCCAATCATCTAAGTAGAAATTGCCAATAAAATAACTTACTCCATCAACAACTTCATAAACCAATAAAGGTTGCCGTTCTTTTAGCGCAATATATTTACCTGCGGGGTTCAACATTGAAAATTGTGCTTCATTTGAATAGATCCCTAAATCCATGGAAGAAATAGGCAATTCCGAAGACATTTGATTAACTTCCTCAATAACACCACATGATTTAATAGCAGTACCGGCAAAAGTGATCAATTCTCCATAATCGATCGCTGTTACTCGTAAATATCGATAGGGACGGCTCGTAGAATTGAAAGTAATAATGATTTTCTTGAAATCGTTCACTGCCTGGTGTGTTGAAAATTCCGTTCCTGTTGGCGCGTAATTATCGGTGCGAATCAACCCGCCACCCGCATTGTAATAAGCAACAGCCAAACTGTTGCAATAATCGCCGGTATAGGTATTAAATATCAGCGTCAGCCCTTCCGACGTATGGACCTGACCAAAATCAATTGTCAGTAGTGGCGCAGTCGTAAATAATCCAGTTGTACCGCTCATTGCCAAAGACATCATGCCAACATGCACGGTAGTATAAGTATCTGGAAGAAATTTATATTCTCCATCCAGCAGCCAGAAATCAGGCTCATAACTGGCATATGGCCGTGACGTGCCCATGCTATTTTCAAGATCAGCCAGTTTTGCAAATGCCTGCAAGGGAGTAGAACTTGAAATAGCAGAATCCAGCTTGATTTCAAGTGCATATAATCCAAAACTGACCCGCGCTGATGTTTTTGCCATTACGTTCGGGCAGGCTCCTTGGCTATGAAATTAACCGTCAAATTTTTCCAGAATTTCTGGGCGGCACCCTTGTCCTTGCGCAGCTCATCAGAGATGTTTGCGAAATAAGCCGTAAATGTAAAATCTCCATCTTCATCCGGCACGATCACAGTATGAAATTCGGTTGGCTCAGTAAGTTTTGCCCACAACGCTGCATACTCAGTATTGGAGGCGGACGATCCTAATTTCAACTGGTAATTGAAATAAACACCGATGAGCTCACGATGTAAAACTCCATCTTCGGTACGTTCCGCATATTTATCCAGGAAGTCAGCTTTCCGCCCAATACTGAGAACTGGTACATTGTAAGTAGTGCCGTCGATGACTAAACTCACGCGGTTCTCCCTTTCACGGTGATCATATTTCCACCCATGCGAATATGTTCCCGGGCGATATGCGGTTTTAGCTCTCTGACTAAGGCGCCAAGATTGCCGGCAAACTCAAAAGTAAACGTGCCTTCAAGGTTTCCCATTTCTTCCCGAATGATTTGACGAATTAATCCTTCTGGTGCTTCCAGGTTGCGCCCGCTACGTTGATCTCCCAGCATTGCCAAAAATTCCGCATGTGGCGGAATCACAGCGCCGGTTGCTAACCGTGGAATTTGCGGTGCGGTGACTGTAGGAATGCTCATTCCCCATGATTCGCCGCCAAAGACCGGCACCCATTTCGGAATTGTTACTTTAATTGAGTTTAATCCGCCAATAATGGCATTTAACCCAATGGCTATGGCACGAATCATGCCATTGATAAGATCAATAACGGTATTAACAACACCCTTAGCAATTCCTTGAATACCCTCGAATATGCTGGTAAATACATCGACAATTCCCTTCCACGCTAATTCCCAATCACCTTTAAATACCCCGGTTACAAATTTAATAATCCCGTTAATTACACCTTGGATAGCAGTAATCTGTGCAGAAAAGATGGATAATAAATCTCCCAAAAGCAGAGCAGCGGTTGTAAAAATGTTATTCCATAAAGCGGAAAATACACTCATTATCCTGTCACCTATGCCCGCAAACCAATCTCCAGCATCCTTCCATTTGTTAACAATCCAATCCCAAACTTCTCCTGCTTTTTCTTTTACCCAATCCCAATTTTTGATTAGTAGAACAATAATTGCAATTACTGCAGCAATTGCCAGAATAACCAGAATAATTGGATTTGCAGCTAAAAATGCCAGTGCAGCGCTAAAAAATCCAATTACCGTAGTGACTGTAGTAATAACGTTTATTACCAGAACGATTGCGCCTGAAACAAGCACAGCGGCAGCCCAAAATGCGAGAAAAAACAAAACGATATTTTGAAAGGTTGTTTGATGACCATCAATCCAATCACTGATTTTACCCAGTGCTTTTGCTAACCAGGTAAGCACAACAACAATCACTCCGCCAGTCCATGCGGCAATCGGCTGCAAGAAATTATCCCATAGCCATAACCCAAGCGGTTTCAATGCTTCAATAACACTGTTTAAAACTCCCAGTGCTCCTGTGAGAATATCAAGGGCAATTGGGGCAATTACAGTTACAATCCAAAGTCCAAACGGAACCAAAATATTTTCATATACCCATTTCAAACCATCCCAGATGTTTCCGCCAAGTTCCAAAATTGCTGCTTTTAATCGCTCAAATGGTGCCTGTAGCGGAGCAAAAAACGCCAACAGTTTGTTTTTAAATTCCTCGATCTTTGCCAGCATGTCTGGCGGGACCACCAAACTTGGCAGTGCCGGTTTTGCTGTACCTCCACCGCCTCCCTGCTCCTTCTGCAAGACGTTTAATTGATCAAAAGGTGCTAGTGCACCCTTAGCCGCTTTTCCTGCCTTACCAGTGCGGTCACCCAGGTCACCGGTCGCACCTGCAGCTGCTTGCGCGCCTGCCTGGACGCCAAATAGTGCACTAATTATTTGCGAAATAACGGTCAATAAGTTAGTAAGCCATCCAATTACAGTGATGATAAATGGACTAAGGGCTGCCAAAGCCGTTACCACGGTATTAGCAATCGCGCTTTTAAAAAGTTGCCAGGCCCCCGCTAGTTCCGTAATTTTTCCGGATAAAGAAGAGGACATCCAATCAAATGATTCCACCAGCTTTTTAATTGTGCTAAATACAAACGACACCATAAATGCAGCTCCCATTAGAGCCATTACGCTGTGCAGGGAGTGCCCAAGACGTTTTAGGGAACCGCCAAGACTTTTGTCCATCGAATGAGACATAGTTTTGACGCCTCGATTGAATCCCTTCTCATCAATCCGGGTATCTATACGAATTTGACCATCATAACCAGCAGTCATTATTTATTCTCCCGCACCAATTGCTGCATAAAACTTGCTTCCTGTTCTCGTTCCTCCAACGTACGGTCATCAATTTCAGGTAATTCGAACGCCGTACCCATTTCACGTGCCATAGCTCGTTCCTCTTTACTGGCCTTGCCAGTCTTTACCCGCTTACGTAAGCTCACCAACTGACAAAAGGTTGTTTCACTACCCAGGTCCATAAACAAAGCCAGAAATTGCCACCAGTGCATATACTCAGTATTGGCGAGAGCTATGTTGTGTGTCTGACTGAAAGCAGAAAAGATAAAATTCGCATCTTTTGAGAAAGCATATACACGTGGGGATGATTGATCCTCTCCTTGTTCTTCACCCATATTCAGGAAACGTATTCCCTGTTCAAATGCCGCTGTGAGATTCCCCGGCCGTTCCTGGTACAGATTATCAAGCAGCACGATTTGTTTTTCTACAGCTGCCAACTCTGGATCTTCAAATGCCATGATGATTCGCAAGGCCGTTCGAAAATCCGTATTGATAGGATATTCTTTGCCTTCGATCTCAATAACATCCGGAAGCTGATCAACAAGAATGTTCACAATTGCTTCATTACCTTGGTTTTCTTGCTGGCATATTTCGCCAGTTTATCGGAACGGGCAGTTTGCACAAACGGCGCGATTGCAGTCAAGAAATCACTAATGATCTCCATCGAAAGTACATCGCCAAAAAGCTTCTGACTGGTCCCATTTCCAAACAGGTAGTCAATACGCCCCCGCATGTAGGTGCAAATGTCTTTGACGAAATCAATCGTTTCTTGGATGTTTGCCGGAACGCCATTGGCATCCACTTCACCATTACGCTTATCGATTGCTTTTGCTTGTTTTGTGAATTCAGCTTCTTTTTGGTTGAATTCGTTATATACCGCATAGAATCGATCAACAAAAAGGGTGTCCAACGGATTGAACTCAAGAAAATCCGGTCCATCATTGATTAAAATCCGTTTCACGCCGGTTTTAAATTGCACTTTATCCATGATTTATCCTGTTTGAAAAAACCCCTGCCCTTTTGTTGAGCAGGGGCTTATCGCTTATGACTTGGTAACATCAATCTTGTAAATGGCAGTTTCTACACCCGCCACTACAACTTCCACTGTGACATGATTCACGCCTGCTACCCAAGTGAGCAATCCATCCGGGTCTGTCACTCCTTCGAGCTTGATGGTAATAACTGCTGTCGGATCCTCTGCGACCGCTGTAACCTGGTCGCTCACGTTGGTTGTAGCCGCTGTGTAGAATAATTGCGACCCGCTGAAGGTCGGAGTCAGCGTCAGCGCGCCAATCGTCAGCGTAGAAAGGCGCGCGGCTAAGGGTTTGGTGTAAAGGCCAGAGTGGTCGGGTTGAAGGTGCCCAGAACTGGATCACCCAGGTAATTGATGGTGTAATTGATCACCGTGGTAGTGCCACCGTCACCGCCGAAATCATCGATCTGAATACCCACCGACTGTTTTTCGGCCGGGTATTCATTCAATGCTGGAGTTTCATATAACCATACATTGACAATTTCAGTGTGAGCGGCATCTAACACGGCGCGAGTAACGCGCAGGTTATCGACAAAATCGAATACTACATTACCAGCGACGGCCTTTGCCGCAACTGGCATGGTTGGCTTATAACTTTCCACTTCAGTCGTACCGCTGTCCTGGTGAATATAAGTTTCATCCACTGTTTGCGGGTTATAGTTGATCGTTGCGGCAGCTACACCATCCCCGATCAAAGACCAAACCGGGACAGTAATTGTTCCGGTATTAAGAAAACTTTTGACTTGACTTCGTTTGACTTTTCCAGCCATGTTTACTCCTTATGGTTGTTGTTCATATGTCAGCCGACACTGGATCTGATAGACACCAGTGCTTGATTCACCTTGCTCAAAAAGATAGCCCCAACCCATGGCTTCAATGCGTTCAGCCATTTTTCCACTTGCTAGAGTGGGTAACACTCCACTTCCCGTTTGATTTTCCAGCCAATCCGCAAAGGCTTCATAGAAACCATTGTTTTCTAAGCGCTCCAGATCATCAGCTGTGCTTTCCATGGATTGAAACGCAAACGGAAATTCGCGCTTTGAACCACCATTGATATACCGCTCCACGATTTTTTCACCTGGAAGCGGTATAATCGCATACTCAGTATTGGCGGCGCCAAGGTAATCCACCCATAGCGGCGCCCCGGTTTTTAAGCCGGAATAACTCGCCAGATAGGTACGCACCGCAGCAATGACGCTCATTTCTCACCTTCACCGGCAATGCGCCGTGCGCCTGTTATAATCGTTCTACCGCGTATTTCTTTCATGCGCCTAAACCAATACGGTCCCCGCAGCGGTCCAGTTAATGAACCAGGCTTACGAGCGCTATAATATTGGCGTCTTGAGTAAGGCGCAATCCAGACAACTTCACCACTGCCGATATCAGTTCCCAGTTGACCGGATTTGATCAACATTCCGGTTAGCAACGGTGTAAATGGTTCACACAACCGCAGAACTTCACTATCAACAAACTTCTGGGCTGCCGAATACCGTTTCTGCCATTTAGGGCGAAAATTGGTATTAAATTTCAACTCAGCATTACCAGCTGCATTGATAATGATTTTTCCGCGTGGTGTTTCGATAACTGGACCAGCCATTACGCCGCTCCAATCCGCCAATGTTGCATATGCGTGCTGCCCTGATCCATCACATCCACGCTGGTGATCTTCAGCACATCATCATATTTTTTCTCGAGAGCTGCCACCGTGAATGAGCTGCTAATTTCATCCGTTACTAGGTGTTTGACAACAACGTCGCCTTCTTGCAGAGTCCACTTACCAGTTTTGCTAGTCAACGCCTGCCAGGCCCTAGGATCAAGATAGTTGGCGCCTCTGCCAAACGGAATGATGATCATTGCCTTATCATCATTCAAATTAGCACTTCGAATCCGGTTAACCGCTCTTCGATTTTCCCAGTACACACCCATGATAAGCACGCGCTGGTAAATTTCCGTGCGTGTAGCAGGAGCGATGAATTTGTTATAGATCGTGCAATTGCAATTAATTTTCATCTTCAGCAAATCCGGGAAACATCAAACCAGTATTTCCAAGATACAACTTGGCTACTTTCGCCTGCTTTTCTTCATTCGTCATGGCAGATTGAGACTTGGCCCCATAGGATACTGAGTAACTGCCAACATTCTCACTGGTAATATTGTCTGTATTACCGTTGGTTTCCTGTGTCTGAATCTCTTCAGCTACAGTACAAGTTGCCAGTTTGATCTTTTCAATAGTGGCCGTGTCTGTAGTAGCAGTCACAATGGGCGCAGCACGCTCAAAGGTGAGTTGATCAATAACCGCCGATGCGCGCAGTGCCAGTCTGGGAAAGTCAACTTCGGCTATGGCAGTACCGAGGAATGTACCGCTGTAATAGGTGTAATCCACGTAAGCTGCCATAGCCTTAGTCCTTATTAAAGTTACGCAGAAGCAATACCCTCTACATAGTAGAGATACCCGGTCAGTTTACCGGTGAGCAATGCCTCAACAGCAACCGTACAAGTGATTTCCTTCGTAGCAGAAGTTTTCACGCTAGTTGATTCCGGCGTGTTGGCCTTTGGTACAATGGCCTTCCGCCCAATGGTTGAGTACGGCGCACCACTCACAGCGGCAGCAGCAATGATGTCATTTGCCGCCTGCAGGCTGATTGCAATGGTGCCGGCGTTCGTTGCATCAGACGTGAATGCAGTATTTACATCCACAAAACCGCCCACCACAATTGCATTTGCTGGCAGAGTGATTCCGGTTCCATGGGCGCCAATTGCCCGATTTGCAACAACGGCGGTATCAAACAAGTACCTGGCTACACGCAAAACACCAAGCCCGGCGACGTCACCGCTGATCAACGGCTCCAAAGTGTCAAAATTATCGTTGACATCTTTGAGCATTCCATTTGCCTGGACGGGTTTAAGTGACATCATTTACCGTCTTTTCGGCTTTTTCAGCCTCTTTTGCAGCTTTCGCCTCAGCTTCTTTTGCGGCCTTTGCGGCTTTTGCATCCACCTGTGGAGCCTCAACTTTCACGGGTTCCTGTTTTTGCTCGATATAACCCAACTTCTTGAACCGGGCAATATCGGCAGGATGCGAAACCTCAAAAGCGGCACCGTTTTTATAGAGCAACATGGATCACCTCCTTTAGGCCTTATTATGTAGATAGATGCCGTTGACCTTGTTGTCATACACAAAGGCATCATGGTAAAGCCGGTATTGCCAGAGATGGCCGTCGCTAAGCTGGTTAACCTCCGGTGAGAAATACTTGACCTGGTTCAACTTCACAGGCTGCAAAACCGCGGACGGATGCAGGATCATGAAATTGACATCCTTACCCGTTGCCACATTCTTGATGAACCCGCCCGCATCGGAGGTAGCACCAGCATTGAGCGTGATTGCGGTGTAAAAACGAGTCTGCGGTACCGGGATAATCTCGGTTGCTTCCAGAAATTTGACAGCGCGATTCAAAGCAGCATCGTTCCCCCAGGAACGAGTCATCGCGCCTTTAAGCAATTCATACAGAGTATGAGTGATAAACAGCTTACGTCCTTCTTCCGGAACTTCATCCTCACTCAAACTCAGGCTGGCAGCATCAATAGCAGCCAAAACCTCGGCTGCAGTTGAAAGCGTCGCAGGCGTAGCCGAGTTTCCGGCGCCGGCAGCATACTTGGCAAAACGATAGGCATCCAATTCAGGAGCCACATGGACACGCATCCATTCACGAATGAGATTGCCAAGCACAAGGCCCAGACTTTCGTCATTATCCATGCGGTCCAAAGTGAAAGAACGCCCGCGTTCAGCAGCAAGTTGCATGGTTTCCCAGGCTGCCGTAATATCACCAGCGGGATAGCCTGTAGTACGGCTGTAATTGCCCAGGCCAACGGTCGAAAGCTTCATAACTTTGACTTCGTTGGCATTCAAGAATTCAGGAGTTTGAGTGAGCGCATCAAGGACAGCAGTTTTGCTCTCCAGTTTATAAACCATGTCGATGAGCGCAAGAAATTTACTTACCAAAGTAATCGCATTAGCCATGATATTTTTCCTTACTTCGTTTTCGGTTCTTGGATACCAGCGCCTTTCAGCATGGCAGCTTCAAACGCATCGGTATGTACGGATTGGTTGTTGCTCCCTAGAACAATCGTGGGAGGTTGATCATCACTGGCAAACAGGTAATCATTTTCCTTTTGGATCTTCTCAAGCTGGTCCTTGAGGCCGATAATCGATCCGTCCGCGTCGTTAAATTTCAATTGCTCAGTATCGAGCAGGGCGCGTACGGCTTTGGGATTCTTGGCTTTAGCGCCGGTCAGAGCGCCGTCAAGTGCATGATCGAATTTCAACTTTGCAACCTGATCAGCAGCATCTTTAGCGGCTTGTTCGGCCTTGCTTTTCCATTCGTCAGCGGTTTTCTTTACGCCTTCGATGTCCATGCCCTTGAAGCTCTCGATCTGTTTGTTAGCCTCGATAAGCTGGTCCTTGGCAGTCTTGAGCTCAGCTTCGGTTGTGGACTGTTTGGTCTTATGGCTCTCGATATCCGAACCATGCAAGGCCATGATCTTATCAACCATATCTTCGGCAATTCCCAGTTTGATCAAATCTTCACGTTTCATTACCTGTTTCTCCTTAATCCGCATCTACCCGATTTACGAGGTTGGGTTCTCGTGATGCCCTGGCCTTTTACGCATCCAGGATTGCAATTTTTTCCCAGGCGGGGAAATAAAAAAAGCCGCCCAGTGTAACAGCAAACAACTTACTTGCTAGTACACCGGGCGGCTAACTTCGGTTTTTCTCCATTGCTGGAGAGCCGTTTATTCAATTACTCTGATTATAACAACGATGCAGTAAAATTGCAACGAGATAAGTTGAAAACCGAGTATCTTTGTGCTATACTGAATTTGCGTCTGAGGTGGAGAATCAGGTACCATTTCCCCGAAAGGGATGGATGCCGGTGAGCCTGACCGGCCAGACGCTTTTTTATTTCCTTTCATACAATATTTCTCGCTTTGCCCATCGTTTCAAGAAACGTTTTTTTTCCTCAATATGAATTGTTTCTAGCCAAAGTTCATTTGGCAAATATTTCACGGGCGCCAATAAAAAATAACGATCATCGAAGTCTTCTACGAATTGAATAGATGATATTTTTTTGCCTTGATAAAGATATTTTGGATCGTTTAATATTTGAGGAAGCATTTGTTTTGCACGAATGATATCAAATTGGACCTTGTGTTTCTCAATATGCCCTAAAACACCATCAGAAACCATGACAGTTTGCGCGCTGGTGCGAGTTTCAAAAATTGATTTTATGGGATTGCCGATAGTCCCTACCTCATGAACTTGTTGCTCGGCAGAAATTATTGTTTCTTTTGATGGATTTATTTTCGTACTACTTGATGAAAAAATTACCTTCTCTCTGTCATACTGCCTTGATAATCCAGTTTGCTTTGTAAAACCTCTCATTCTCGCTTGCCACTCACGCACCTTTGATGTCTCAATGATCGTGTCCAGTCCGGCAGCTTCCAATGCCCCCCTTTGCCTTTTCCAATACCTGATTTTTCGTTCAATGGCTCGCTGCTCCTGGGTAGCCCCATACATACTGAGCTCTTCGCCATTGTATTTCACCGTTTTGCCAGCAAAATCATTCAAATCAGCTTGAGGGTAGGCGTTTTCGCTGATCCCCTCAAAAAAAGGATAAAACGAATGACGGCAGTTATAACCACATAAACCAATGCCGGTACCATAACCAGTGGTTTCAATAAAATCCGGATATTTTCTGCTAGTTCCGGACCGCGAATAAACCTTTCCTTGCCAACTTTCATGATTCATGGGCCCGGTGCCTTTATTGCGAGCTCCAATATGAGCACTCACTGCAACCAGGTCAACCCCAAGTTCATCTGCCCGGGCGATTTGCAAATTTCCAACTGTCTGATTTACTCCTGTCAATACTGTCCGTCGCATTGCAACATCCAGATGATCTTGACGCTGGGAAAAATTGATAGCATTCAATCCCTGGTTGGCAACGCTTTTAATCGCATCTCGGATTGCTTGAGAATAAGACATTGCGCCATTGCTCACCTGCATATATGCTAAATCAGCAGCATCAATAAATATCTGTTGCCCACTTATTGCAGTAGTCATGGTCATATTTTGCATAATCCCCCGAGTTTTTTGCAGTCCAGTAGCCAAAACCTGTATCATGGCTGGAGATAAATTCAATGGCAATGGCTTCAGACCAGCAGCCCTATAAATTGCATCATCAAACTTGAGCGCTTTCACACCGGCATTCTCAAATAGTGATCGTAATTCGGTTTCAGATTTTCCCGTTAATTTGCTCAACTCCTCGAGTGCATTTTCATAAACTAGGCCCGATTCAATTAGACGCTGCATTTGCCATGCTGCTGTATCTGTCATAGTTATCTTGGCCAACCGACGTGCAATATCATTGATAATCGAATTCTCGTACTCAGTATAAAGAGCGAGAATTGGATCCACCAATGAATCAAGTTGATCAGAGGTTAGCATTCCACCAATTTTCCATTGGTCAAAAAACCATGCCAACCATCTGACCATCCCAGATTCCCATGCACCAAGATGGACGGCGATAAGGTCGGCGCTTCACGGTTTCCATCCCACTTCCAGTGAGGTTTGCCGGGCATGACATTCTCGGCAACAGGGATAATGGTTGTGCCAGTAAAAGCAGTCTCTCCATAACGAATGGCTATCAATTCATCATTGTTCAGAAAACACCAATCGCCTTTTTGGCCGTTTTTGTCCAACTCGTTCAAATTTTTGTGCAACATTTTTATCTACCGTTTAAAACCAGCATCTAAATACAATTCTCCAGACCACGGCAAGCCGGCATCTAAATGGCATCGACTGATAGCATTTCAGCTCCTTGTACACGTGCCAGCGCGCAATTGTCGAAGCTTCTTGATAGTTTTTCCATTCAAGTTGTAACCTGCCCAAACATATCTTCCGGTTGTTCAGCCACAATCTCAGCAATCTTCTTTTTCGCTGTGGCTTCATCTTCCCCAAAATTGCGCATTCTGAATTCCACCTTGCCCATGATTCCCATGGTTACCAGGCGACTATCCTGTGAAAATTGAACATCCTTATCGACAATCACGCTGTCATCGAAATCAAAAGCTGTTGAGTATTTGCCAGCAGGTGCCAGCTTGTAAATGGTCACATAAACATCCATCGCATACAACAGCTGCTCAAGTGCACTTTGCAACGCCTTCTGGGTATCGGTAATCGTCGCATATGTACGTTGCTTCGAAGTTTTTATTTCTGTGGCAGTCTTATCGATCGATTGAGGATCTGAAAGCGTGCCATAGGCCAGGCCACATGCGTATTCAATGCGCTTAAGAATCGCATCCAGCCCAGCTAAAATATTTGTTTCCCGTAGCGTAGGCGTCCATTCCTTGAAGAGGCCGTCAGGATTATCGCCAATATTCGAAGTACCATTCAAGGCCCGATAAAGTCGCTTTTGTGGAAGAACCAAGGTACCGTCTGTCTTTTTCTCGAAGGAAGTTACATCCGCGTACAATGCCCGTTGTCCACTCTCGAATTCCCACAGCAAATCAGACCATTGCCGGTCGGCCTGTTCAATCTGCTCAACCGCCCGAGAATAGCAACTCACCCCCAGAGGTGAAGTAGGATCAACATTGTTTGCCAGCGGATAGTGGAAGTAAGCCAATAATGGCTTATCTATATTTGTAATAGTCACTTCCGGTTGTAAAGCTGCCCAATCATCAATTGAAGTGAGCACAACTTCAGTGCCTAACGTATCACGTGTAGAACTTTTGAAAGCCCGATTACGAATTAAGCATCCATTCTTTACCATGGCATGATATTCAAGCCTGGTATAAAAATCATGACCTATTGTGCGTTGGTCAGCAAAAATACAGGCAGTGATATCACCATTAGCATCAAAGGTTACTGGGTAAAATAAGTCAGCCTGGACATAGTCCACCATGATTTGATTACCCTGCACGTAGGGTTTCATCATCAATCCACCCTTAGCTGCTCCCTTCTCAACCTGTTCACGCAATTTCAAAAGCACCCGCCCAAATTGTTTGGCAAGATAATCTGCTCGTGGACTGCCGGTAATTTCCACTCCCATTTCAATAGTGGCGGACCTCGCAATTTCCCCGGCAATAGCAGCAGCCAGATTAAGGCTGTGTATATCTTGGTTTAGCCAAGTTGCGCGATTCTCATACATTGCCGACCAGAGTTCTAACGCAGTGGACATTTTTTCGCTGACCGCTACGTCAACACTAAGCGCCTTTTTTACGTCCGTTTGTCCTAACATTTTCCGAATTACCTCCCGAATCCAAACAAAAATCTGTTGAAACATTACTGACCTCGCCTTCGCCAGATTAAATTCGTAGCGTACCGTGAACCATCAATAAAATGATTATCCCGGTCCGGATATTCAGAAATGAAATTCCCGTCTCGATCCTGTTCAAGTTCATAATTTAGGAATTCATTAGCTGCTTCAGGCGCCCGTTCTGGATCAATCACGATTGCCGTCAGGGATTGAAACCACTTCATGGAATAAGCCACTGAATCTGGCCCCTTCTCTGCACCACGTGCATTAAGGCCATATTCACGGTAATCTGCAATACTCTTTGGTTCTGCACTGTCAGAAATCAGCAAATCCGCTGCGGTGACATTTTTATCATGCACTAACATCTGATATGTTTCCCGATTTGATTTTTTGAAGGCTTTAAGCTCATCAAAGATGTATAACGTCAATCTGGCCGCGTCGTAATGGCATTTCACCCACGCATAAGGATCAGGGAAATAGCCCCAATCATTGCCCATTAAAATATGATCAAACTGAGCGATATCTTCATCGGTAATTTTGCGCAATTGTACATTCTCGAAGACTAATCCACCGGTACCATTAGCTACCCCCAGATATTCATGTTCATAGGCCTTTGGATTGACAGCTTTCAGGTGATCAGCCTCTTCTAGGAATACCTTGCCCAACCATTCAGAAGGCACCTCCAGATAACAACTTTCATGCTGATACTGAGTATCTTTGGGGATTTTGGCGTATTTGTTCGCCCAGTTTGCAGCTGTACGTGGTGGGTTGAAACTCTTGAAAATATAGGCTAAATCACCACCGCGAATAACAGACTGCTCGATTTTGCGAATTGCTTCTTCCCCGTGGAATTGATCCAACTCTTCAAACCACAGAATTCCAATATAACCAAATGCCGGCTTGATACTTTTGATCTTTCCCGGATCATCTGCTCCCCGAAAGTAAATCTTTTGCCCAGTAGGAAGATAAGTAATTTCCAGGGGCGAAAGAGTACACTTGAATTCATTCTCTAATCCCAGTTCGCTAATAGACCAAAGAAATTGCGAATATACACTATCCTTCAGTGTGTTCGCAACCTGCCGAGCAGCAAGAGCATGCATCCCTGGGTTGTTCTTGATCAGATAAAGAATAATCGAGGACACAAAAGTCGATTTTGTTGAACCGCGCCCACCCCGAAACAAATACTCAGTATGTTGATGATCCCGAATATCCCGGTAGGCCTTGAGAAACTGGGGGGCAAGTAAATCAGCTGGAAGAGTATATGAAATTAAATTAGAGGAAACACTTTGATTTTCATCGTTGAATAGCCGTAAGTGATTACCTAACATCATCATTGCTGTTTGGGGATTGTGTAAGCTTAAACCGACGGTACGTGTCTTACCCGCCGATGTCATTACCTTTTTGACTAAATGTCCACGATCTTTTAATGCGGTTTCATTCAACCGCGCGAAATTTCCGCCTTGATCAACAATAAGAAAATCGGCAATGTTCGCACGTCCCATCTGAGACAGCCGCGCAAGCAGCTCGGCTTCCCCCATGACTTGTTCGCGCCAACGGGCATCAGCCTGTTCAATAACATACCGGTCCCAGGCCTCCGCGCGTGCTTTCCAACTCCAGTTCTCCATGGCGCGCCGCCACGTGCCAGGTGCACATTTTGCCCGCCCTTTTCCTATCTGTGCTCGATCCCGATTCAGTGTGCCAAGTAGCGTCCGCCCGGGTCCCATCAATCGATAGTATTCAAAACGGGTGTGCCATAAAGTCGGCTCCCCGTCTTGTTTTTCCCAAGGCATCTGTTCTCGTTCATCAACCATTAATTTCTACTGTCCTACACCATATACCGTGTGCTGTTAATCTGCACTGCCGCCCAGCCTTCCCGTCCATCCATTGTATGACCGTGCGCCCACGCTTCTTTTCCGGCAATGGCATCCACAATAAACTTTTCACCCTTATATAAATCTCCGATATCGTTGTTTGACAATACCAGGGGAGAGCTACGCAAGTTTATCTTTTCCAGGACAACTGTCATTTCAATACCAAAGGGCACAGAAATAGGTTGCTGATCAATTTCATCTAGTTCAGGCAAGCTGTACCGGGCAATCATTTCTGTCAATGTGCCGTTGTAATAATCGCCGTCCAAGTCCAAACTCTCGGCGCCCCACTCGAGCCCCCTCAGTTTGAACGTGTACTGCCAGAAATTCCATGTATTCCATGGCTTAGGCACTTCAACAGAGCCAGTGATATCGCACAGCCACAGATGGTATTGTTTCCAGTACTCAGCATGTGAGCCGTTCGGGTCCCAGAATGATTTTGCAGTGTAAATGCCCTTTGGTAATGGGTCAGATAGTTGGCGCAACCGTTCCATAAACGAATAGAGAATATCCATAGCCCGAGTTGGAACCGTCTTCCACCATTCAAAATCACAAACCAGAGGCAATAATCCCCATGTGTCCTTCTCGATAAGTGACCAAAACAATTCAGCTTGTTTCCATGGTCCAACATCCCATACTAAAAAATGGAACGGCATTCGATACAGCCTTCTACGGCAATCTGCCCAGTTCCAAGCATAGTCAGGATCAGCCCAATTTGCCTGACTTACTTTTATTCCAACAAACGACGCACCTCGCCGGCGCGCCTTAATTGGATCGAACATTTGCGGCGTAGAATTATTGTCCTGCCAAACTGAAATATCAACACCTTGAGCGTTCATAATTACTCCTTCAGTTTTTACCGTTTATTACGGCTCATCATTCCATTCATCAGGCTCCCATGCTGGCTCAATTCGATTAGCCTTGAGTTGGTTGAATAAAATCCTGATCCCTTGCATCAGGTTCTCGATCCTGCGCAGCGCCTTTTCCAAACGTTTTTTGAAATTATCGTTTTCGCATTGCAGGTCTTTCATCTTCTGTTCAGTAGCGGTCTGGGAACTCTGCAATCTTTCAATTAACTTGAAGGCTCCATCCAGAGTGTGCTCTACAACATCTGCGGCCTCGTGTTTGGCTGCTGCCTCCAGATGAACCGCCTCTGCGACGATTTTTCGCTTGGTTGGCTTGTAAAATAAAACGACTCCGACCAGGCCGGATAAACCACTCAGTGCGCCTATGATGGCAATGACGGTTGTCCAGTCCATACTTAGCCCTGATAAAAATCAACCGGGTTAGTTGGTGTTTTAATGGGAAACAGATTCCCATATAAACTTTTTATCGTCTCCAATATCCGGGCACTCAATGATGTCACCACTGCCAACCAGGAGAGCCAGGTTGCACTATCACCAACTAAATTGCTGTATTCCGGTCCCAATTGATCTACAGAAATCAACCTTACTAAGAATACAAACGCCAACCAGCCGATAATAAAGGGCATTACCATCACCCGATAAAAATCAGCTAATTTTTTCCAATCGAACACCTTCTCGCGGATTGCCAAAGCAACAGCAAGAATCACTTGCAACAGAATCAGACCCAACAATGTCAGAAGCTGTTTGATCAACTGCTCAGTAAAAATAGATGACAATATTTCATTCATAGTATCCTCTCTTGGAAAACAAAAAACCCAGCACAGCCTATTACTAGACTATGCCGGGCGGTCAACTTCGGCCATTCCCACCACGGGGAAACCGTTTATTCAACTGCAATTATTCTAGCACGTTTCACCCTCTCAATCAACCGCGCAAGTTGATAGTCCCGACTATCAAAATGAACTATTTTCTGACAGATCCTACACCGCCCATGGAAATATTGAGCATCACCAGTTTCCAAACGCAGCCACACGTGATTTTCAACCCATATTAACTGCCCAATGGTCACACCACAGGCACATTGCAATTTCAAATCATCAACAACCTTCACTGGAAGTGTTTCTGGAAAATCATTAGTCAATTTGACCTCCGTGGTTCTCTGTGTCATCATCATCAATTCCTTGCGAAATACAAAATAGCTTCGCGGTTGCTTATGTGATTCAACCTAGCATATAAATCAATCACATCCATCTCCTTAATGTTGCATTTTCGACAACCACAAAGCCCACGAGTAACGTCAATCCAAAAACTGGGATTATGATCCTCGTGAAATGGGCAAAAACTCACATACCAACGTCCATCAAGAGATGAAGATTTAGCATCCGGTAATAAACTGAGTAAACTAATTTGTTCTCTAATCTTTTGAACAACATCTGTTTCAAGTGTTATTGCGGAATCTGCTATAGCCCATGGATCTGAATCAATTTTCGAGGGCTCAGTATGAAGGGGGGCTGCAAGGGGGATTTTCTCGGGTTCTGGGGTAAATGAACTCGGTAAAATATCTTCAAGTTTGTTGATCCATAAAATATCTGCGTTTTTATAAACCTGGTATTGATAACCACTGGGATGAACACTGGGCGGAATTAATACATACCCTCTTTCGGCTTTAATGTCTAAAAGATCTGAATGATAGTTTTTAGCCAGTTCCTGGGTGATCACATAAACATGAATCCCCCGGCGCGTTTTGACCATATAAGTATTGATTGGAAATAGATCATGCCAGTAATTAAATACATCCATCACATCAAAATCGATGACTACTAACCCATTTCCGGTAACAAGTCCTATATTTCTTAACTCGGATGGAAACCATTGAAGTAATTCTTGCTCAGTTGGAAGACGATTTTTATATGGTTCCCAGGATTTGATTGCCGGCCGTTTTGAATAATAACCAATCGGAATTACTGAAAATCCCTGTTTTACCCAGAATAAAGCCGTTTTGAAAAGTGTCATAGCCATAATTCCGGATTTCGTGCGACCTTTTTTGACGATTCACGGCTAAATTGTGTAATTCGTGCGACCTGTGCGACCTTTCGACCGATTTTCTTAAACTGGTTTTTTAAATAAAAGTTAAGTATGTTTAAGCAAAAGGTCGAAAGGTCGCACGAGGTCGCACAGGTCGAAAAATCTATACGCAAGTTTTTGGGAAAAATTCCGGAAAGTTTGCAAAAAAGGTTGCATAAGTCGCATAGGTCGCACGAATTTTGAGTAAATTGTTTGAAAAAGGTCGCACGGGTCGCATGGTCGCATTTATGGAAAAATCTATGCGCATGGTCGCTTTTGAGGCCTTTCACGTCTGAGAAAGTACGTTTTTTTCCTCTTTTTTGAAATGTTAAAGAATCTAAAATGACCTGAATTTTTGTAATTTTGGTCGCATAGGTCGCGCGGGTCGCACGATTTTGGTAAGAAGTGTTGAAAAAAGGTCGCACGGAGATCATGGGATTTTGCTCCCGACACCATAATAACCTTTTTGATTGTTCTGCTGCCCTCGAACTAACCCAAGTTTTTTACAAGTGGTGGCTAGAGCCATTTGGAAGGCTTTGGCTGAAGAGAATTTGCCTACTTTATCCTGCAAAATATACATAAGCTCTGCTGTCGATGTCCAAAGAGTGATATCACCTGGTTTTAATCTGAATTGATCTTTTAGAACAATTTCTATAGGGTCATCGATTTCGTATTTTTGATTGTTGGTTTCCGTTTGTTGTTTTTGTACTTCGGAAAATTCAGTATTTTCACCTGATAGATAAGCTGCGTAAATTTCGCCCCAGAGTTGGTTAACGTCCAAAGTAAGATACGTTTGCCAGTCTACGTGTTTCACCTCACAGATCATAAAACGCCGGCTGCCAGTTGGATCATCCAGGAAGCCACCCTCATTGTTGATAGTGCCAATGAGATTTGCCAAGATAGGTTTTGTTGTATCGAATCTCCCGTATGGACGGCGAAAGGTTATATTTTGCATAGTAATCAAATTTTTCAACGCTTCACGATCCGAACGCCGGAAAGTCGCGCCCAATTCGCCCACTTCCCAAATCCACTTTGTGGTCAAGCGAATTTGAGTGTCTTTGCTATCGGCATCGATCCCGCCTTCAGTAAAATAATCTGGCAATCCTGAACAAAGCCATTTTACGAAGAGCGACTTACCAATATTTTGCGGCCCATCTAAAATCAACATACGATTTTGTGTGCCGCTGATAGTCTTTGCAATGGTGCCCAACATCCATTTACGTAAATAGACCGTAATTAAACGGTCTGGATTGTCAAAACACGCCACTAATTCATCGAAATAGTGTCCTCCATCATAGGGCAGTTTAAATAAATACTCCTTTATAGGATTGTAACGGTTGTCATATGCCATGGCGCCAATAGCCACCCGTGTATAACGCTCATTGTTCATACCCTTTTCGATCAACTGAAATTCAATTTTTGAGAATTGTTCATCAGTGAGCGGTTTCCCGTTGAGTTCAATCTGTTCAGAAATTTCATTCAACTTGAATTGATAGCCAAAAGCTTTCACCCAGGCTATATAGTCTGCAATTTGCTGCGCACGGCTGGTGGCGGTTTTAGGTGGCATATTTATTAATATCCACTGCTTAAAAGTTGTGTTACATTTTCTGCCAGTTTTTGTGCCCGGTCAGCAGTGAGTGTTTGTCCACCAGTGGCAGCAGCTAACTTATTGAGAAAACTTCGACCAGCAGGACGCTCTTCCGGACCAACAAAGATCACGTCAATATGATTCTGAAAACCCCTGGCAATGCTGAGCGTCTTTTCAGGATCACTCGGTTCGCCGTCAGAAATCAAAACAAATCTCATACCTGGAAGATCTGCAATCTTCACAAATAACAATGCCTTAGCCATGTCCGTTCCGCCACCTTGCATTCTTGGAATCCCACCTGGGCAGAACTCAGTATCAGAGGAGAAACCGATGACAGCGATTTTCCCAGGAAGATTTTTTTGCAGCTGCATAAGTTCCTGGCAGGCAACTTCATACCGGGATAAACCACCCCTGGAATCGCGGTCTTCCATGGAACCACTGACATCTACAATTACAATCACGTCAGCAGAAACAAAAGTTTCAGCAATAGATTTATTGCCCTGTGATGCCAATGCTCCGATAGAACCGGGAATGATCTGAGTATTCATAGGGTTGTCACCTCTCCTTCAATAAAATCATTGTCACCAGGTGGAAGCAAATTCTTCATTACCGCGCTTTCACTCCAAAGTTGCGAAATGGTCATATCTCCCTGCCCAGATAGCATAAATGGCATTAGGGGAGCAAATCCAGGGCTCAGTTTTTGCAAAAACCAAAGTCCATCGAAGGAGTCTCGAAGCATAAAGAGCGCCATTTTTAAGGATTTTTCACACCGGGATTCATAGGAGCCATACGGATTTCTTCTCACCGGCAGAGCTGCAATATCAATCCGGCCTGGAATCATATGCCCATTCGAATCATCAATGCTGTAGGTTACTCTGTATCCCTGGCGTTCCTGCTCTCCAACCTGGAATTTGCCTTTTTGAAAGCCAGTTACCATTCCACCCAATCGACTAATCGCCTGGGAAATTTCACTTTTGAGCGTTTCGATCGATTTAGTTGTGGTTTGTCCTTGCCAACCCTGAGCGCTGGTTACATCCTCATAATTAGGGACTGATTCTACATTCTTAGGCGGGTCTGGAATAAAGTTTGTCATTGAGTTCTCCTTCTCATTAACATTCCGATTGCAGCAAGCACTTCCAGCGCATTATCATAAGAAAATGCAACATGGGGAGTTTTACTTTTTACTGTGTAAATTAACGCATTGGCCGATTCGTCAATTCGCTCTTGTTCAACAGCAGGCAAAGAGTCTTTAGCATTGGAAACTGCCTCACGCCGCTCACTTATACTGAGTAAATTTAGATCCAATGGTTTCATAAGTTATTCACTCCAATAAACTTGGCTGCCGTAGGTTTTTCCAATATGCTATTCTGCGCTTGGCAATTTCAACATATTCAGTATCCAAATCAATGCCTATGAAATTAAATCCTTCTAAAACCGCCGCACATCCTGTAGAACCAGAGCCCATGAACATATCAAGGACAGTGCCCCCGGGCGGTGTGATTAACCTGCACAGGTAACGCATTAATGTGATTGGTTTTACCGTGGGATGATGATTGATTTTCTTTATCGAGCCGTGTAACCTTGACTGAATTGTGTCAAAATCCTCATTACGGTCTCCGCCTTTTTGCTTTGGTTCAATCCCATAAAGTCCAGCATTGCGTTCGGTCTTACTGGCCTTAGCTACGTAGAAAAATCTGGATGCGCCGCCGAACGACGCCTCGGAATGATGAAAATATTGTTTGCTTCCCCCATAAATATACCGATCGTCTCCCCACCCCTTATAAATCCCGTGTTTTGCACCAGTTTTTAATTTTCCACTTTGCTCATTAAGTATGTGTGCTGCCTCGTCATCAAAAATAACATTGGCAGGCCAGCGCCCTTTTGTGCTCAATTCTTGTTGATAGTCGGGCTGCTTTACTTCACCAAAACCAGACCACGACTCAAGCCTATTGATTGGAACAGGCGCTCCTGATTCAATTCGGCATGCGTCGATATTTAATGTGCCAGTCCCCCACACCGCAAGATTATTCGTTACCGTGCCAGTTAAAGGCTTACGTGCAAGACATATAGGTTCATTGGCTGGTTTTAGGGCAGTTCCCCAACCTTTCCAGTTCCCACTTTGATTATGCGATTTTGGAAATCCTGAACCATAAATCCATTGAATTTGATCACGTATTTCAAACCCGGCATCCTCAATGGCTACAGCTATGCGGTGATAAGTGCGAGAACCTCCAAAAGCAAGTAGGTGTCCACCTGGTTTCAGGACACGGAATACTTCTTGCCATAATTGCATATCATATTCGACACCAGAACCGTCCCATTTTTTCCCCATAAAACCGCGGGATAAACGTTGAAAGCTACCATCTTTACCATATTGAGCTTTAGTTGATCCCTTCTTACCAAAGCGCTTTATGATAGATGTTAGACCATAAGGTGGATCAGTCACACACGAATCTACTGAGTTAGCGGCTATATTTTTTAGGACTTCGCGGCAATCACCAGTAAGAATATTGATCATTCTTTTTCTTCCGCTTTTAGCTGCTTAATGAAATTAATAATGTCATTCAGACATCCATCACTATAAATTGCCGGGCAGGTGGGAAAATAACACCATTGCCGCCAGGCGAAATACCAATCTACATGCCCGAGTTCTGTACCGCTTTTGTTGTTGCGGCAAATCCAAGTCTTGGGATTATCTTCGGCTTTGGCAAAATTAATGTATTTATACTGAGTTTTTAACTCGGGTTTGGGAAGTTGGGAAGCGGTCATTTAGTCTCTACCTTGCTGCTTTTTGTATATCGGCAACCGCACCGAGTACAAGTGAGGCGGTAATAATGCCCGTGGCGCATGTAGGCTGGTTTCCAATGATGGCCTAAAAGCTTACATAATAGATGTTTCATAGCATCTCCACAATCGTTTTGATCACAAAATACATTACCAGCCAGAACAGCGCTGCAATAGTTAGTGATACCAGGACGCAACCCGCAAAATTTATGTTACTTTTGTGGACTGGTAAGTTATTCATGCAGCCACCTTTGCTTTCCCAAGTTTCCAATTGTGAAGTTGTAATCTTTCGACTTCGGTTTTCTTAAGGTCACCCTTTTTCAACGCTTTTAATTGGTCTTTCTTCTCATACAGGTCACCTTCCAAATCTTGAATTTGGCCTTCGAGGTCTTTGATTTCTTCTTCTAAATCTTCGATTTGCTCTTGAATCTTGGGATCATCTTTTACTGGTATAGAAAAACAATCCCAACAAACTGGATTTGATGGATCACCGTATTCGTCAAGCTGGTGAGAAAGTTCCTTATGGCATTGAGAACAGGCGGTCATTCTTCCTCCGGCGGCCTGGGGAGTGGTTGCCAACCGATGACAACAATATCTTCTGTTGCTTCTAAACCGTCACTTAATGAAAATTTATCCTTATAAAAATTGTACGTGACCTCCCCAAACGCTACCCGACCACCAAGCTCATATTTGCACCAAAACGAACAGGCATAAACCTCCCAATTGTTACCCGTAAAACGATAAGAGCAATATTCTCGTGGGAGCAACCCATCGTTTTCCGGATTCTCGTCTGGATATTTGCGCCACCGCGTCTTCTCTTTCAGCGCGGCTAGTTCTGTGGTAAGGGCGTGAATGTCGTCATTCAGTGAGCCGATATGCAGCGCACTGGTTCGAACGTCCTCTAATGCGCGTTCCTTCTCTGCGGTCAGGCGAGAGACTTCTGCGAACTGGACATACTCAACGTCATCATCGTTGATCTTGTCCTCGCACCACGTCGTTTCACCCTCTGGATCATTTTGCAGGTAGATTGTTATCGGTGCTTTCATTCCTCGCTGCCTTTCAATCGGTTGGCATATAGTTCTTTCCAACCCTCCAGGATTTTTTGTCCAAACGCACGCGCCGCTTTCTTTGTGGTATGCCGGTAATTTTCACCGTCTGAGACAATAATTCCGCGTATTTTGGCAACGTAAAATCTTTTAAGATCCTTTTCAAAAACTTGAGTTATTGTTCCGATAGTTACACGGTCAGCCGAAGCGAACCATTTCAGTTTTTCATCGTAAGTCATGCTGGATAAAATATTCATCTCTCACCCCTTCAGCTCATACACTCTCACATTGCCATTCCAGCACAGGCGCCGGCCACAATTCGGGCAGGACATGGCATTGTGTTGGTGAATGTTAATGACAAACTGCCCTGGGTGAAACTCAGCGTGACAAACACACCGAGTAATTGGTAGATGATCACCGTCTTGTTGGCCGAATCTTACTTTTTGAGTAATATCAATTTTGATCATGCAATCCTCAATATTCTTGCCCATGGTTCCAACCGCTGATTGCCATAACTGCCGATCACTAACCACACCTTGTTATCAGCATCTTGAAAGATCAACCCTGGGGGCCAAATACCCGCGGAGATTCCGGCATGAATTTCAGTTGGTGAGAACCGACACCCGAGAAAATCGCGATAATCTTCGCGTGGGACACAGGTTACTGGCTGAAACGAGACGGCGGTCATGGTTGTCTCCGTAAGGCAATGTATTCTGCCAGCGCGATTTGCCGAGGACAATCAAGTCTATGCCCTCGTTGTTCCCATTTCTCGGCATCTATTTTGAAGTCCTCTTCGTTGTCGTACCATTCGCGCTCAGGAGCAATCCCTGGCTCTGGTTCCCCACACCAAGCACAATATTTGTTTTCGTCATTTCCAAATTCCCATTCCACGTGTTTTATCAGCTCAGCAAATATGTCGATCAAGTTTTCTGCCGCCTCTGCGCGTTTCAGCGCGGCGTCACGCTCGTTCTTCAGCGTATCGACCTCGGCGGTCAGGCGGGCGATGGTGGCGGACTGGGCGTCAATCGGGCGGCGATTTATCCTTGCAACAAGATCATCAATCGTTGATCCGACAGGAATATCATCTATGGTGTCAATGTCAGGTATGATGCAATGAGTGTCAGCCGCGTGATAAACACCAGCACCACCGGCTTCATCGTCAATATCCAGATACAATTGCCCGCCACAAAACGAACACGAGTTCAATTCGTATTTCATGTCATCGACCTTTCGGAAACACTACGCTATTTCCTAACCGCTGTGCCTGTAATTTGTGGTCTATGCACAATGGCTGAAATCCACCAGATAATATTGCGCAACTTGACGGCTGACCACACACATTACACGGCTTGTTTTTCACGGATTCAATTGCGCGTTGCCTATCACGCCAGTATTGTTTGCTCATCTCAATCCTCCTGTTTGTTAGTACACATCGTTCATCAATGCCTGTGTTTCTTCTCGCCTACGCTTCTGCAAATCCGCCTTTTGCAGCGCGGCGTCGCGCTCGGCGGTCAGACGCTCAACCTCATCAAGCAGCGCGGGGTAACACGTTCGCGGCGGCGCTGGCATACGCGGCATTTTGCATACGCATAGGATGCCCGTTGAATAAGCGTGCTAACGTGAATACGCTCATGTCAGCATTCGCCGCTAACTCCCGCAGCTCTGCAATATACTTTTCCGTGAAAATAGTCATGCCGCCCTCTCTATACTGAGCCTCTACGCCCAAACTTCTATCGGTTCTTTAGCCCCAGCGGGCCAAGAAACCACTAAAATTTTCCCGTTTCGAGTGATGTCTTCCCAGGCTAAAATTTTCGAAACTTCCAGCCGCCCAATTTTCTCAATGCCCTCAACCATAAGCATTCCACAACGAAGCGGAGAACGATAACTGACTTGCAAGGATTGAAGAAATGTTCGATCGTGTTTGTGTTGTCTTAAACGATCTTTTTCATAGGCTTTTTCCAGCGCCAATCCCGCATCATACCGGGCGCGTTTATTTGTATCATTCAGTAATTCATAGGCTTCCCGGATACGGATAAAAATTTCGGTTGCATTCGGTTCTTTACATACATCCGGATGCCATTGTCGGGTCATTCGGCGAAATGCAGTTTTAATTTCGTCTTGATCAGCCGCTTTTTTAATTCCTAAAACTTGGTAGAGTGTTTGACTCTCATTTGGCTCAAGTGCCTCTCCGCTGTCAAACCAGCCCCGTAAAGCGGATTCAGGGAATAGAATGCCCCAATCTTTGCCAACAAGCCCGAAAGCTACGCTGGAGCCGTCATCACGGTTTTTACAAGCTCCGATGTATCTCACTTCCACTAAACGCATCACGGGCCTTGCACTGACAGATTGAATTAAGGGGAGATTCACCGTCTCCCCTGCATACAAATCAATCCAGGATACAAGCCGTTGACCATGTTTTGGATCTACAAACCAAACTTTTCGGTTGCCGTCATAACGCCGCTCAGTATAGGGGAGGCTTTTTACTGCTTCTACCAGATCACGGATGTACGGGCTGGAAAGTACCAGCATGCCGGCCTCATGTGTAATCACGCATCGATTCGAGGTTTGGTTCTGAAATAATGTCGTCTGTCGCATGTGTCGCTTGGGCTGCTTTCTTGTTGAGCAATCTCACATTTTCGATTGCCAGAGTTTTGACTTGGGCGCGCAAGGATTCAAGTTCGATTGCCTGTTCTTTGACTTTCTTCTCGAGTTGATTTACTCTTGCGCGCCATGCTAATGCTTCCTCGCGGAGGTTTTGGCCAGTCGGGATTGGATCAACCATTTAATTGCTCTACAATTTCAAGCAATTCAAGTCTGTTACAACGTGCTTTGCCGTCTGTGTTGTAGGGGACTACTACACCAGGCAAATCAGTCCATTGAACACGACAACGCCAAATGGATACCAATCCGATGGTTACTTTCTCACCATAATTTCCTTTTACCCATTTCAGGGTAGCGAAATTTACCCCACATGCACAATCGTTCATCGGTAATGGATTAACAACTTCCTCCAGACATGTGCCGGCGCTGATTTCCCAATAATCCGGTCTCTCATAACTGTTCTTGCCAATGGCTTTATAGACAATATAGCCCAGGTCATCATGTTCAAAATTTTCAGCAAGCCATTTGACTGGGTTAAGCAAATTTCGGGCACCACTCAGGTCGGCACCACTCAGGTTGGCACCACTCAGGTTGGCACCACTCAGGTTGGCACCACTCAGGTTGGCACTTCTCAGGTCGGCATTTCTCAGGTTGGCACCACTCAGGTTGGCACCACTCAGGTTGGCACTTCTCAGGTCGGCACCACTCAGGTCGGTACTTCTCAGGTCGGCATTTCTCAGGTTGGCTTTTGAATGCGTTTCGGCGCCGGTGAGTTCTTGCCACCACAATCTATGGTCTTCCAAAATATCGGCCAAATTTCGGCCATTGATAACAATATTGGTTATGGCTCTCATGATGTCCTCTCTAAATGTATTTGCCCCGACAATTAGCATAAAAATCGCAGTATTTATCGCTACATTTCCAGGTGGATGGATTCAGGGGAAAAACTTCTTTTTCGATCCCGTTCCATACCCGCTGAATGAGATCAAATAAGAAGAACAATTCACCCGGTTTGTGAACATTTTCCAAAATCTGAACTTTCGGCTCTTTCGTTTTGACAAAAATGATATGCCGAAATTTCCAGTTGATTTCTACGCCTGCCTGATTAAGTGCTGCCAAGTAAAACAATCCCTGCAAAGAATCCGCGGCTTTATCTTCACTCCAAGATTTCGCACTGGTTTTGAAATCAGCCGGCGTGCCTTCATCGAGAATGACATCGATATAGCCGATTATCGGAATGGATACTCCTGGAACCCGCAGCTCAACTTTGCGTTCGATTTTTGGACCCGTTTCATCAATACCAGGTTTGATCTTTCTGATTTCACCCAACAAAGCAGGATTCGAGAACATACGTACACCGTCATTGAAGATGCCTTCAGGCGTGTCAGTGCCCCAGAAAATCGGCTGTCCTTCAATGGCTTTATTCCAGGCGCCCCCCCAGATACTGAGTACATCTGATTCGGGATTTACAACTAGAGTTTCAATGGTCGAATGAAATGCCGAACCAAATGCTAGCGCAGGGTTTGACTGAGTTGGTTCTTTGGCGATATATTTCCTGCGCCAGTTTTCAGGGCAATCCAGATAGGCGGTAATACTGGAGTATGAAAGATGCTCGATCATTTTGCACCGTTAAGTTTTTCGGCTACCATGGCAACTTCTTCCTGGCTGGCCGGAATCATGCCGTTATTGACTTCCATGATCTTTTCAGGACCATACTGGTTCACCAGGTCGTTGAGAGTCAATTCCGGCCGTAGTGCTTCAACTGCTGGTTTTTCAACCGCGGGTTTTGCGAAATTGGCATCGATCACGTTCACAAAATTGCCGGCGTCATCCACCTCCACGTTGAACTGTTCAGCGGCCCTTAAGTATGTGGTCATGCCGCCTGTGATATCCGGGCAAACTACATCTGCGCAAAAACCGATTGCGCGCCACATAGCCATGTTTTCCGGATATTTCTCCCAGTTGCCATATCCACGTTTACCACTGGAAGATGGAGATCCTTCGGTGAGCTGAGCTCGCGCGGCGTCTTCCAAGGTGAACGTAGCCGTGAAGCTGTTTTTGCCCCGTTTCATGGTGCAGGAATAACCAAAAAACTTCCCGCTTTTTTCGAGACGCGTGAGTTTATATTCGTCCAGCACGCCCTTGCTGTTGATTAATGCCAGAGCTCCCCGAGGGGAAAGAGTTGGTTTGCCGTCAATCACATTAATGAATTCAAAGCTGGAGGTAATAGGCAATCCCAACTCATACCCCTTCAGCATAATTGCCGCCGCCTGTTCCTGGCTACTGACACCAAAAAGGCGACTGATGTGCATTACTGGCGCCATTTCTTTGATCATCGACCAAATTGCCGGTGTCAGGTCGTGCCGTTCTTCACGTACTGTCAGTTCGGTTGATTGTGTTTCTGTTTCGGCCTTTTTCATTTCATTGCGCTCCTATTGGTAGAATTTGTAAAACTTCATCACCTTTTTCATTGATGAGAATACCAATTTGCTCATTGTCTTTCAGCCCCAACGTATACCGCACGTTGTTTTTAATGCCAGGTCCAATACCCGGAATTTGTGATTCTGCATCCGTCAAAGCAACCAACGCCCAGGCTGGAGTTCCACAATAAGCCAGCACTTCCCCCACTTTTTCCGGCCCAATTCCAGGTAAGCCGCACAGGAATCCCGCTTGAACTCCCAATACCTTGCCAATTCTAGCGGGTGGCAAAATCATTTTTTCATTACGAGATCGATCAGCAAGTCTCAATATTGCGGCTTCGAGATCAAAATCATTGGCGCAATAAGTAACAAAAATCCCCATTTCCTGAACACTGAGTAGCGCGCCTTCAATTGCCGTCCAGCTCCAGCCGGTTTCACGGTCAGTAACAACATGCCCGTTTGCGCCTCTTTGCAGTTCGCCGGTGATCAGCAAGTAAGGCCAGTACCCCTGTGTGCGTACTTCCTGTAGACCCGCCATTTGAATAAATAGGCGCTCTTCTTTGAGCGTTCCCAGAAAATCATTTGGGGTTTTGCGCTCAATAACAAGAAGTCGGTTGTCATCGGTCACAATCCAGAGATCACCGGCATCCAAAACGTTGTGGCTGACTGGTACACCACCAAATTGCAGCTTTTTTACCCAGTCGGGTTCGCGAGTGTCAATAATAATTGCGCTGATTCCCATGATTTGATTTCTCCTTTCCTTGAGTTTTTCTCCTTCTTAGGGCTGCAACCAATATTTTGATCACAGCCCATCAGAAAGGAGGTTCAGGGAGTGCACCACGCTCCCCTAGTTGGACGGTGAGAATCGGACTCAACTCTGCGCCGGCTTCTGCTGCTACAGCCACATTCCCACACGTGGAGCCGCCCAATGTAAAGGTTCTAACACCCGCTCATATGAGTAAAAAGATATCTGCCGCACCGCCGTCAAGACTGGCCTGGTATGTAGTCATCGAGTCGTTGCCCGAAAGTCGCGAACGGTGCAGCAAAAGTGCTAGTGGAAGCCGTAGAGATCGACAATCAAATCATTGACTGTTGCGTTTGATTCAGCTTCCAGCACAGATGCCTCAAGGTTTTGTGCTGCTTCTTCGTCCCGTGCAATTGCTGTTTTTCTAGCTTCTTCAAGCGAAAGTTGTGAAGAATCGGGCACGTAAGCTGCAATCAAACCGTCTTCCATCGGTGATAAAAGCACGATCGGTGGATCTTCGAAATCAATGAATGGGGTCATTTTGGCATTACCTCCATGATCAAATTCATGATTTCCGGACTGTCCACCGTGAAATGCTTGTTGATCATTGGCATCCCGGCCAAGGCCGTAGCCACCTTAGTTCTGACTGCATTCAGATCAGTTTCACCACGTGCGGTGTTTTCAACAACAACCTTGGCGAATTTCAAAGCCGTTTCCTTCTCTTTGTCACCTGCTGGTTCATCTGGCGTTTGCTCGGTATGAGAGGGGGCTGCGCCGGCATAAGCAGCTGAACAGGCGGCAGCATCCGGATAAAGTTCCAAGAATTTGAAAGTCTTGTAAAACTCCCCGGTTTTGTGGCCGTTTTCGTCTTTCTTTTCGCGTTTGCCATCCACCTGGGCAACCCGCACATAATGCCCATTTAGTGCCCGTAAACCATCCACACCCAGGGCTTTGATCGATGGCAGAGTGATCTTTGTCCAGTCCAACGAGAAATCCGTATAATTCTGCCGAATGTCGAAGGTGACATTCTGTTCCGGGACCGGGATGATCTGGATATCGATCATTACTGCGCGTTTATCCGCTGGGTGTTGTTGAGGATCAAAGGGGATTGGTTTGGCTTTGTTGCCGGGGAAATAACCGAACCAGACATCGGCTTTCACCTGACCAAAGTATTCGAAATCGCGAGGTTTGGCGTTGTCTGCCACTTCCCAGGCGTCATCAGTTGCTTGTGTTTGATCAATCGTTTGTTCCATTTTCTATCCTTTCACTTGTAGATCATTCTGAGTTCGCTTAGCACTTTGTTCGACTTGTGCACCTGGTCATAAATTCTTGCAACCAGTCTGTAAATTTCTTCGCGGTTGGTATTTGCGCCGGTAATTGCATCTAAGGCTCTGAGGATATCCGCGTTGTACATGGCAATTTCGTCAAATTTCGCGTTGCAAAAGTAGCCGCCCGGAATGATTCGCCGCTCGTTCTGAGGTTTTTCCGCATTTTTGCTGCAATTTTCCGGCATATTGAACACATTCAACGAGGGGTGTGTAAACTTTATGAAACACCAATTACGAAGGAGTACCCACAGATGCCTGTTCAATTGCCTGCTCAACCGTCACAGCTCCGCGCTGTGCTTGCCGAATCCGATCCATCTCATCGGCCACCAGCCAGTCGATTACATCTGATTTACCTCTATGTGTTAATTGCGTTAGCAGCTCGATGTTCTCAACCGTCTCGATCTTTAAAGCGAAATTGACTTTTTGAGTTTCAGCCATAGGTCAGTCCTCCTTTCTGCCGCCATTTTGTTTCAACCATGCATCCCGCCTGGCACGTGCATTTGCCAATGTGCGGCTAATGCAGGTAAATAACTTGCCGTCCGGGGTGCGGAAGTTGTAATAGATCAGCTTCTGATGTATGAGCGGACTATAAAAGCGCTCATATTGTTCGGTTTCTACCACTCGGGTTGAAACTCTGATTACGTCAGTTTCCATGATCTTCTTCACCCTTTTTCAACCATAGGTACATCGTGTTTTCGACAATGCTGGTTCCAATATGCCCGGCTTCGCCAAATTTCAAAATTGCCATGCTTGAAATCATCGACCTGAGGTTTTTGGCTTCGTTTTTGTCAGCAAACTCATACAGGTCGGCTTTGCCAGGCGTCAATTCGTCCAGCATCCTTCGCGCAATTTGCGCTCGGTTATCTCCGCGTTGGTATCGCGCTTCGGGTATGGGTACGGTTCCTAGTTTTTTTCATTTTGCTTTTGCTCCTTTGCTCATTTGCTCTTTGTCAATACAATTTGTTTCCTATAAGAAACATTATAACAAACTATCAAGAATTGTCAAGAGAAAGCAACATAAATGATGCCCAAAAGAAACAATTTATGTGAGATAGTAGCCCTAATGAGAAACAAACTTGGTATCTGGATACAACAAGAACGTGAAAAGCGAGGACTATCACAGTCCACTCTTGCCCGATTGGCAGGTTTGAATCGAGCTGTCATAAATAAAATTGAAAATGATCTTGTCCAACCAAGACCGGAAACGTTAATTGCTATCGCAAAAGGTTTGAATATTCCTCGATTAACCGTTTTCCGGGCAGTTGGTTGGATCGAAGAATCAACATCAAATGTACGATTGGATGAAGCAGATTACATATTGAGTATGCTGGAAAATGATGATCTGGAAGAAATAATCCAGATTGCTAAATTAAAATTAGAGAGACAAAAAGCCCAGATCAATAAGCAAACGAGCCGGAACAAGAAACCGGCTCGAAGTGCGTTAATAGAGCAATAGAACATTAATTCCACTGAAGAGAGGGGAAAAAATGGCTGATGATGGAAAGCAAACAATAAATCCCATTGCGGTGGATATAAACCTGCCAAAGAATGAATTCTGTTATGTGTCCGAGAAAGTTGAGCTATATGAGGAACGAACGGTAACTAAGAGCATGTCTTTTCACGGTCCTACCTTACGAATAAAAATTTTGCCAGGAATTTCTTACCGTGCCGGCAATATCGATTTGGGAAAACGAACGGAGACTGTTTCCACTAAAGTAGATACTGGTCTTTTATATGTCACAAACAAGAGACTACTTTTTATTGGTTCTGAGAAAAGCAAATCAATCTTTTATAAAAGTGTTCTCAATGTGGATGTAAATTATGATGGCCTAACCATCATTAAAGATTCCGGCAAGAATCAACATTTCAAGTTTAGAAAGAATGTTGATCTCACTGGAAATATCGTTCTTCATTTCATATCGGAAACATGAAGGGGAAAAATGAAAAAGTGTCCGTATTGTGCTGAAGAAATTCAAGATGAAGCAATTAACTGAGTATGTCCGTGTAAAAGCTTGTATTCCAACCGGGTGTCAATAAAATGGGATTATAGTACATTTCAACCAACTAACAAAAATGCAAACTTAGGGAGGAACTGCAATGAAATCAAGAACCCAAATTTCCATCGTTTTTATAATTTTGGCTCTGGCCGCTTTGGCTTGTGGTACAAGCACTAATGTAACGGTCAATACACCTGGTGTACCCAGCAATAATGATCAACCACAACCAACCAGTACAACGCAAGTTGGTATGACTCGGAGTAACCCAGCGCCGGCAGGTTCTGAAGTTGTTTTGGATGATATGGCCTTCCAAGTCTTGACCACTATTCGTCCCGCAGATGATGTTGTAAAAACGGGGAATCAATTCAATACTACACCAGAAGAAGGTCAGGAATATATTTTTGTAGAGGTACAAATTACTTGCAAGAAAACCGTGGATGAAAAATGCTCATTTAATCCAACTTTTTCAACCAAGCTTTTAGGCTCGAAAGGTATCGAATATGATCCTGACATTTTTGTCTCGGGGGTAGATAAATTGCTGAATGGAACAGAATTTTATGGCAACGCTGTAATATCCGGTTACATTCCATTCATAATCAGCAAGGATGAAACAGATCTAATCCTAATTTATGATCCTTTGCTGAGTGATAAATTCTATTTAGCAATTCCATAA